ACCTCTAAATTCATGGTTAATATTTTACCACCGCCACCGCTAGCACCAGAGCCTTTATCGTTATCAAAAGACAATTTTTTACCATCTAATTTTGGTGGATTACTCACAGGAGGTATCACTGCTAAACCTTTTTCTTTAGGTTTCTTTTTCTCTTGAGATTTCCTAAACGATGCACTTCCTTTTTCTGCGCCTGCGCTATAAGCATTAGCAACACCGTTTTTAACTTTATCAAGTGCTTTTTTTCCAGCTTCTACACCAGATAAATCTACCACAGCTTGCTTACCAGTTTCCCATGCTTGTTTCCATTCGCCTTTAAAGAATAACATTAAAGTTTTTCCTAATCCGGTAATGCCGGATATCATAGATTTAATACGATCTATAACTAATTCTTTTATGGTATTTCCAAAAAATTTGAGCGTTTCCCAAACACCAAAAATAACACGCCTAAAGCCTTCAAATTTATTCCAAGCCCAAACAATACCAGCCACTAAAGCTGCTATACCGGCAACTACTAAACCAATAGGATTTGCGTTCATAGCTGCGTTTAGTAACCATTGTCCAACTGCTGCTGCTTTTGCAGATACGCTTTGCATCCAATTAGCAGCCGATAGGCTTTTTATTATAGGAATCATGCCAGATATAAAAGTGATTACGGGAGCGAGTTCTATAATACCTACAGAAATACTGCCAAAGGTGTTACTAAAGGAGGTTTGCAAATCTGCAAGCCATCCTCTTATACTTCCACCAGCACCTTTTACTGAAGGAATTTTGTTTATATCTAAATCTATACTGCCTAAACCTTCAATCCAAGCGAGTCCAGCGTCTTCACCTGCCCCCTTAAAAATATCGGCTAAAACCAGTTGCTTCGCTTGAGTATTAGCACCTTCCATAGATTTGGTAATCATCTGAACCGCCTCGAAGGTAGTTTTACCAGCTAAATCTGAAGCTTCTAATCCTATACCTCGTAAAGCATCAATTTGGGTTTTACCCATTTCACGTAGTGATAAATCTGCCTCTTTTATAGAATCAATGGCTTTATCGCTCCAAATACCTCGTTCGCCAGCTTTTGCCATTAATGCAATAGCTTCACCTTGAGATAAACCTACTTGTTTTATAAAGGTTGGAAATTCTTTTAACTGATCGAGGAAGTCGCCATTAGTGTTTGCGCCTTTTTCAAAACCTTGCTCAATAAGGGCTAAGTTTTCTTGGTAGGTACCACCAATTTGCTTAGTCATAGCATTGGCAGCTTTTGCAATATCTTCTGGGTTTTCTTTAAATACCTTCGATAGTCTGTAGGCTTTAGAAGTTAAATTTTCAAGCGCCTTACCAGAAGTTTGGCTCATTCGTGCCACACTATCCCTTAAATTTTCTATGTTTTCAGTAAAACGTAAACCATCAATAGCTTTGTTAACCAAATCAACTGTTTGGTTAGCTACTACAACAGCTGCGCCTAAATTGTCTTGAAGATCTCCTGCATCTAAACCGTTTTCAATATTTTTAAGCTCATGGTTAACTTCAACCAGCTCCTCTTTATATTGTCGCACCTTTTTACTAGCTTGCTGTATATCAAAATCAATTTCCGCTTTTAGTAACGGATCAATAGCATCACCAGCATCTTCTAAACGCTTTTTAAGGTTTTTAAGTTCGCGCTCTTCCTTTTTAATAGCATTTGTAAGATCTTCATAACTTTTCAAAGAACGTTTAGCAACATCACGCGTGGCATCATCCATTTTGCCGAGACTTGCCGTAACCTTATCAACACTAGCACCTATTTTTTTTGTAGCTGCGGTAGGTTGTTTTAAAGGTTTGGTAATATCATCAACTAGTTTTAATATCCAATTAGTTTCGTGATTTGCCATTATTCATCTTCAGAGTTTCCTCCTAAAATCTTGCTTAATACTTCGGTTAAAATTCGGGCATCCATTTGGCGTAAATACATAGCTTCATTATAAAGCCTTGCGTATTTTCTAGGTTTAAGCTTCTCAGGATGCTTGTAACCAAAATAATGTCTGATTACTGCGTTTGCTTTTTGGTAAAAATCTTGATCGTCTGCCGAAGAGATAGACTCCTCGGCTAACGCTTTTTTACTTTTCCCTCCTGTTGTTTAAAGAGTTTTCCTGTGGCAGATATAGATGCTAAAAACATTTCAGCCTCTTCAGAAACCACTTCGTCAGAGCCTCCTAAACCTATTGGTTTTTTGTCTTCTGGTGTGTCCATTATGTATTAGTCTTTTTTTATACGTTCCAATCAATGTGTGTACAGAAGGTGGTTACCTTTTGTCCAATCACTTTATCACCTTGTTTGATTTCCTTACCTAAACCGGTAATTCTGAAATTACGAAGGATATCTGTTCTAATTTTACCATTGTACTCGTACTGCACAATAAAATCTGTGGGTACAGCATCACTCAGGCGTTTGCCTTGTGGCATAGAATCTAAAATAGCCGAAACCTCTTCGGCAAAAAGATTCATACTGCAATTAGCCGTATAATCACCATCAGCATAACCAATTGGCATTTGTCCAGCGCCTTTTACAGCTTCAACTTCAACATTATCATCGTAGCCTAATTCACTTATACCTTCTAGATCTCTACCAAAAAGGTTACAGGTAGCAGAATTCCATCCTGCCATTTTCCCAAATTTGTTTACTAACTTATCTATAGCCATTTCTTATTATTTTAATCCCAGATCAACTTCAAACAAGTGAATGATTCTATCTTTAGTTACAGAACCTTTTACCTTTAATGGTGTTTGGTCGCTTGGGGTTTGATTTGTTGGAATTTCTAAGGAGTAATCACTCACTTCATCATCTGAAAGCATTTTGTTTAGTGGAACAATACCCACGCTTTCTAGATACTTTGCAGAAGTGTTTCTAATAAAACCACTTGCAGGGTCAATTTTTACACGGCTTTTTACACGTGGTAATAATGCGGTGCGAATTCCTCGTGCAGCTTTATTCCAGATATTGTTGTTTTCGCCCTGGGCGTAATCACTGGCAATATCTATACAAGTAGGCTCGCCGTTAAAATAAATACCAGCAGACCCACTGTAAGAACCAGCATATATGTAAGCTCTAGCGGTTAGCGTATCTTTTTGTACACCTGTTAACGTGTCATAAGCCGTACCATTACTTAACGCAGCGCTTAACCATCTGCCTTTTAGCGCATAGGTTAACGGGAAGGTTAAATCTCCTTTTGCATAGTCTGGCTTATTTTCAATATCCAAACTTCCTAAATTCTCGTTAGGTTTACGTGCGGCACGCATGCCTAAATAGGTGCCAACAGCTGCATAGTTTGCATACGCTGGATCCACAGATGCTATGGCAGGATCTTGTGCTATTACAACGTGGCAATTACCACAATCTAACACACGATTATCTATAGCGTCAGTACCAATATTTCTACCTTCAAGCGTAATGCCGTCTAGTAAATAATGTTCTTCAGCTAAGGCTTCAATAAAGCCTTGGCAGGCGGTTAATTCTGCTTGCAGGTCTAAATCTGCTACATTGTTGTTATACACAAAACCGATACGCTTGGCATCGCTTTGGTTTTTAACAATGGCTTTAGCTACATCTTGCGCAAAAAACGCTGCTGCCGTTTCTTCGGCTGTAAGCACTAGTGTTAGTTTTCCTTCTGGAGCATATCTAAAGAACTCATCAATATGATAATGCACTAACACATTGTTATTTGCATCAAAAGCAGCATTAATGCCTTTTGTTTCAGCATCTAGTACTTGCAGTAACTCAATAACATCGTTAGAAGCTATATTGTCTGGAAACGCTGGTACATGTACCACTATGGCCATGTGCGCATCGGTACCAAGTCCTTCACGGTTTAATCCGCCTTGTGCTTTAAATATTTTAACACCTTCAAATTCTTGACTCATAGTCTTATGGTATTACTTGGGGTTAATAATTTTATTCCTCTTCAGAAGCACCTGCTCCTTTAGTATCTGCTGTATTTATAGCTTTAATTCTTGCATCAATAGCAGCAAGTACTGTTTTTCTGTTTTTGTCTTCAGCTTCCTCTGCTCTTAAAGCAGTTAAATCTTCAACAAGTTCTTTTTCTTGAATAACTTTAATAGCGTCATTAGAATTTAACGCTAGCGTCACATTCTTAGAACCTAAAACAGTTTCCTCTACATCAATTTCTTTAGCAGCTTCTTTAGCTTCATCTAAATCAATCTCATAGACTTTATCAGACTTTAACGTGCTGTTATGCAACTTTGCGCGATCTTCATGTATAAAATACTGACCATCAACTGTGGCAAATAAAGTGCTTACCGCATGAGCAGCAAATACAGATATACTTTGTGATACAAGTTCTTTTCTAGAGTAAGTTTTCATGGTACTATTTGTTTTTGTTTCGTCTTTTAAAAATGCCTAAAAACCGTTTTTGTTTGGTTGGTTCTGGCTGGATTATATCTAAATCTCCTGTTGAGATTTCTGGGTTTTCTTGCTGCTCTATCTGGTTTCTAAGAATAGGCTCTACATTCAAATCAACGCGACCTTTACGGTTTTTTAGCTTTTTAATTTCGGTATCAAACTTGTTATTTATAGAAGTAGATTCCTTCTTAATAGCTTCATTAACCATATCTTCAAATTGACCTACAATGACATAGTTATTAGCTATCAATGCGACACTAATTAATATGATGTAAATGCAGTTTTCTAAAAGGTTTTTAAAATTCATATGTTCGCTAATTGAAAATGCATACCATCTTTTCGAGTCCAATTACCGCCCCAATCAAAGCCAGAATCTGTAAAACATTTTACAAGTTCCCAGCTCATTTGTGGTTCTTTACCTAATCCGTTTCTTGCAGCATTTATATCTACAGCTATTGCTCAACTATGAAGCGACCAACTTCTATAACCACGTTTTCTTCTAATATTAAAGCAACCATCCCATGTTTCAATTTCACAGGCTCGGTCTCGCTCAATAATATTTATAAACGCATCTCGAAGCGGTACAACTAAATCTTTATTGCAATAAATGCGGTTAGGTAATGCAGGCATTGCATTTGTAAATTCACCTGGAACACTCCAAAGCACCATGTGCTTGCGCTCCATGTGAATGTCTGGTGTTCCGTATTTATTTACACAATCTCTACTTGTAACCATAAGAACTTGTTTTCCCCGTAAGGAAGCAGGCTGCTTGTATTAAGCTAGCCTGCCCTTTATATTATTAGACTGCACCATCTATGATAGCACCTTGCCCTTGATCTTGAATTGCAAAGCATCCAAACCATAATCTGTATCCAAATGGTCTGTAGTTTGCTCTTCTAACTCTTCTTTAAGCTCTAAGTTTACATCACCTTCTTTATCATAAGCAATAGCGTATAACTCGTCTCTAGTAACTTCACGGTTTTCAGTATCATACTTGTTTAAAGACACTGTTACATGCTCATCTTGTCTGCCAGATGTTGCAATTGGATATACAGCATTATTAATTAAAACGGTTGGCGCATTATCGCCTTTGCGTTTTGGTATTTTAATACTATCGTTTGCAACCCATTGGTTTTTACTGGTTATTTCTTGTATCCAGGTACCAACATGTCTAAACTTTTTAAGGATAAACTTTTCGTTTAATGTGTTTAATAAATCGGCATCTACTAAACCAACAGACGCAACAACAGGTGCATAATCTGTTACAACTTTAACCGTGTCTGGGGCATCTTTTGTAAATGCAGATACGGCAAGTACCACGAATAACATGGCTAATACGGATACTACTTTAAATATTTTCTTCATGACTTCTAAATTAAATAGGCTTTTAAGCGTGTTTTTGTTTATGATAGATTTAGGTCAAAATCTTTATCGCCAATTTTCTCAGCTGCTGCACTAGGTGCTGCACTTCCGTTAATCCCTCTTGAAATAGCGTCTATACTTGGTAATGCTTCAACGTAAGCTATACAACCTTGTGCATCTGCATCATACCAAGCGTGCATACCAGCAGCTTGTTTAGCATCTAGCTTTTTATCTTTTACAGCTTTTGCGAAAAAGTCCTCTTTGTCCTTTTTAGCTTTTGCAGCAGTATCATCTTTTTGCTTTTGTGCAAGTACTGCATTATCACTTTCAGCCTTTTTTAATGCTTCAATTTTATCATCTACTTCTGCTTGTGTTGCCGTTTTTGGCAAACCTAATTGTAAGGCTAATGCCTCTAATTGATCCATAGTATTCGGTTTTTGTTTTTGTTTTTGTTTTGGAGTATCGGGTGTGTAAGCTTTTGGGCTTCCACAGGCTGCCATAAGTGCAGCAGTATCTTCAGTAATTTTTGCAGGGGCTTTTTTAATACCAGTTACAAAACCATCTTTTAAGGCTTGTTTAGGACTTAGCCACACATCGCCTTTTGCCCACTTCTTTTCAATTTGGGCTTCTGTTAAGTTAGTGCGTTCAGCATAGCGTGCTTTATAATCTGCTGTAAAGTTTTTTAATGCTACTAGATCACTTTCAATTTTATCCTCATTACCTTCTAGTCGTGCTATTGGCTTATGGTACATCCATTGTCCGTTGGGTGACATTTCAAAGCTTTCACATTCTAAAGCAATATAGGTTCCAGCACTTGCCACTAATGCACCGCCTTCTCCTGTTACTTTACCTTTAAAACTTTTTATAATATTTACAATCTCATTAGCTTCAATAACAGAGCCACCAGGTGTATTAATATAGATGTGCAAATGATTAACACCATCTGCATTAAACTTTTCTATTTGAGATCTAAATTGTTCAGAACTGTTGCCCCAATTCCATATCACACCTGTTATACGTACGGTAGCTGTTTTCTCTTTAGCTTCAGCAGTAATAGCAAACGGATAGTCTTTACTCATAGCGACCACCTTATCCATATCCATAGGATTGGAGAATATTAGAGCTGCTGCTAAAAGAATAGGTATACGTCTGTTTTTCATATGTTTTGTATAGGTATTGATATACTTTCTTAGGGCAAAAATGGAACGGTTTCAGGGTTTAAAAAAATTGTAAATCCTACATGCGTATTATATTCCGCATGTAGTAGGAGTAGCTTACGCATGTAAGAAATTGTTTTATAAAGAGGGTGAAATAAGTACCATTTTTGTATCATAATATCTAATACATGGCTAAAGACGAAGAGCGAAAAAGAGCAGAAGGGCTTTATATAAAAGACCGAAAAACAGCTAAAGAAATTGCTGGCTTACTAAAGGTGACTCAAAAAACCATTGGTGATTGGGTTAAAAAATACAATTGGAAAAGCAGAAGGAATGCTGCGCTTGCCAATTTGAAAACCTCACAAGAAACCGCAGAAAAGCTTTTTAATGTTTATGCTGAAAAGTTATTATTACTATCTCAAGAAGATCCTGGAGACGATTTAGAAGAGCGCGAGCGCATCTCTAAAGAGGAAATGCGTTTAGGTGATTTAATTGCCAAACTTAACAAGGCTAAAGAAAGCTTTGAAAAAGACAACCGCATCCCCTACAATGTGTACATAAATGTGGCTGAACAAATTATGGCAGCTGCCATACAAAGTTTACCAAAAAAGGTACAGCCAGAAATTCTAGACTTTTTTGAAGACCACATTACTAACCTAGCACTTAATTACAAATAATGTTCAAAATTATACTAAATCTCATCTGGAATAGAGCCAATAAAAAACAATGGCAATTAGAACTAGGCGCGCACCTATTAAAAAAAGGTGCTGGTGTGCAATTGGATGAAGTGCTTTATGAAAAGAAACGAAACTACACGAGAAACAACCGTGTTAAGGTAAAAGTGGTAACTGACATCTTTTACGATTTTAGAACCAATAGAATTGTACCAACCACAGCCAACCGAAACGTTGATGCTTCAGCAATTAAAAAAGCTTCATGAATCAAGCAGATAAAAAGGCACAACAGCGTATTCTTGAGAAGATCAAACTTATTAGATCCTCTGGCGGTAGCATTAATATAAACGAAACCAAAACAGAACAGGCTGCGCGTATAGCAAAAGCAAAAAAAGATGTAAAGTTTTGTGTGGAGTATTATTTTCCGCATTATGCCACCAGCGAGTGTGCTGATTTTCATGTAAAATGGGCGAACCGCGTAAAGCGAGATAAAAAGTTTATTGGGTTTGCAAAATGGGGTCGCGGGCAAGCTAAATCTGTTTGGAATAATATTATCATTCCATTCTGGATATGGTTAAATGAAGGTGATAATTACTTTGTGCTTATTGGTCAAAATGAAAGACGCGCACAACAACTTATTGAAGATATACGCTTAGAGTTTGAAGCTAACCCTCGTATTATAAACGATTTTGGCGAACAGAAAAAGCATGGATCTTGGGAAGATGGTTTCTTTATTACTCAAGGTGGTTTTATAGGGCAAGCTTTAGGCCAAAGGAAAAATATTTACACCAGAGCAAATCCAATACACAAAACTTCCTAGGTTAGACCACATGGAGGCTTTAGCTGGGCATTGGGATGTGGCTTATGCAGGTACAGCAACAGGAGATTTTAATGCCATTCCTGTTTGGGGTTTAAAGCATAAGGAGTTTTATAAAGTTACCACATTTTTAAAGCAATGTAAAATGCGTACTGCAGTATCTTGGATGTGCGACTTCCAAAAAAACTTACCTGCTGGTGCTATTGTGCATTGGCAATTTGAAGCGCAATTCTGGAATGATGAAGTAGAGCGAACCATAAGAGAAGTTGAAGATGAATATGGCATTACTTTAAATATTGTAAAAATACAGGTGGCAAAGGTGAAAAAATACGATAGGATGCTAACCATGCAACCCTATTACCAAAATAACCGCATCTGGTATGGAAACAAGCTGAAAGACCATAGTGATACGCAAGTAGGTTTAGCACAATTGTTTGGTTTAGAACCTAATTACAAAACAAAAGATGATTCACCAGACGCAGACCAGCAAGCCATAGAAAAGCTATCAACCTTTATATATAGCAACAGAACAGGTGATATTTCAACAGGGAAAATTAAACGCAAACACGTATACTAATGCCTATAAACTTTATTTTTTTAGACGAAGCCGATCTGCAAACGCAAATGTTTGAAGCTTACATTGATAATGACGATCAAGAAGACATTGATGCTATTGAAGATATCGAAAAGCAACAAATCGCTAAAATAAAAACAAAGCTACGCCAACGGTATGATGTGGATGCGGTATTTACAGAAGCAGGGGAAACGCGTAATCCAGAAATAGTAAACCATTTAAGTGCTTTGGTGTGTTATTACATGATTAGGCGTAATGCAGCGAGAAAAGTACCAACAGACTATATAAACGAAGCCAATGCAGCACACAAATGGCTTAACAATGTGCGTGATGGTATTGAAACACCAGAGTTGCCCGTAATAGAAACCCATACCGAGTTGAAACATGGGAATTCTAGTAACGACAACCAAAAGTATTAAACGCTAATAAAACACCATTTAAACCCTTTTTAAATTATGGCATCAAACGCTAGAATAGGACATAAATACGCAAATAGCAGACCCAGCAATATTATCTTGCCGCGTACTAAAAGTTTATCCGTACAAACTATTAAAACATGGAAAGACGCGCTTACTTTAGCACAACTTCCTGAAGATCCTAACAGATTGCCATTGCTTCAAATTTATGAAAGCATCCTTATTGATAGCCACTTACAATCTATTGTAGAAAGTCGTGTTTTAAAGGTGTTGCGCTCAAAATTTAAGTTTACAAACTCTAGCGGAAAAGATAACTTAGATATTAATGCACTATTTAAAAAGAAATGGTTTTACAACTTTTTAAAAGAAGCCATGTGGAGTCGGTTTTTAGGATCTACCGTTTTAGAGCTTTGGGATTTAGATGAAGAGCAGCAATTGTGCAACACGCATTTAATACCACGTGAAAACTGTTTATTTCCTAAAGGTATTATTGTTAAAGAAGTTGGTGATGAAAAAGGTTATCCATACAAAGAAGGTATTTATATAAACCATTACATACAGGTTGGTGAGGATACAGATTTAGGTATTTTTAAACATGCAGCACCAGACCCATTAACCAAAAAATTTGCAAAAGCAGCTTGGGCAGAATTTGTTGAGAAGTTTGGTATACCACCAAGAACTGTAACCACAGATAGCCATAACACAAAACGCCATCAAGAATTGGCAGACATGATGGCAAGCATGGTGAGCAGTCATTGGGCGGTGTTACAAGGTGGAGAATCTATCGAAATGATGAATACGCAAGGTGTTGATGCACATAGCACCTTTGATGGTTTAATGACACGCATGAACTCTGAAATGAGTAAACGCATACTTGGGCAAGATGGTACCACGGATAGTAAAGATACAAAAGGTACGTATGGCTCTTTGCAAGTCATGCAAGAGGTGGCTGATGACAGGCATGAAGATGATAAAACCTTTATTGAGTATTTAATAAATGACGAGTTATTATGGCGACTTCAATTAATAAGTCCAGCTTATTCTAGTTTAAAAGACCATAAATTTGAATGGGATGAAAGTAAAGAGTTATCTCCAACAGAGTTTGCAAACTTAGTCACATCTATTACCACAGCTGGTTATGAAGTAGATGCAAAACAGGTTGAGGAAAAAACAGGACTTAAAATTGTTGGGCGCATTCAGCAACCAAGCCATAATGCTTTCGAGGAAAAAAAAAACCCAAACTAAACGATGAGGCGAAAGCTGAATTAGAAACCTTGTACACATTTTCGGGATTTGGACAAAATTTGTCCATAACAGCAGCTGCTGACACCTTAGAAAAAGACTTTACAGCTTGGGCAAGAGCCATTTATTATAATGATGATGCGCCACGTGTAAACTGGACTGTTGTAACCAAAACAGCCAACTATCTATTAGAAGCTATTGCGCCAAAGGCTAAAATTAAAGCCAATGCGGGTACTGAAGATGCCTTTTTTGCTAATTTACAATCAAATATCTTTGTGTTTTCGGCTGCTAAATCATTCACTCAATATGCTGAAATTAGCGCACTTTTAGTGGATGAAAATGGAAAAACCAGACCGTTTTCAGCCTTTAAAGATGAAGTTTTAAAACTTCATGAAACCTACAATTTAAGGTACTTAAAAACAGAATACAACACCGCTTTACGAACCGCCCAAGCAGCAGGACAATGGCAACAATTTGAACGCCAAAAAGACCTATTTGATTTACAATACAATACTGCTGGAGATAATAAAGTGCGTAAGGATCATGCCAAATTTGATAGAATTACTTTACCGGTAGATCACCCGTTTTGGAATAAGCGCACACCGCCATTAGATTGGGAGTGCCGTTGCGGTTTACGTCAAGTCGCAAAAGGCAGTAAGCTTACACCCGATAATAAACTAAAAGGTTTACCAAAAGTACCAAAAGCGTTTCAGTTTAATGCAGGAAAAGAGCAGCTGGTGTTTAGTAATGCACACCCTTATATCAAGAATTTAAGTTCGCAAAACGCAAGAGAATTGCAAGCCGTTAAAGATTACGGTTTAAAAGAAGCTCGTGCCATTTATGCTAAAGGCAAAGGACTTGCAACACCATTAAAAGCACTGGAAAGTAAACAAGCGGCCAGAGCTTGGTTTGATAAAAAAGCGGTTGATAATGCTATGACTATAAAAGCTAAAATAGGCTCTAAAACGGTTACTACCAATTTAACTAATAAACGCTTTAGCCATATTATACGAGAAGGTACCAAAGCTAACCGTTGGTCTTGGGTAAACCGCATTAACAGTATTATTGGAAATGCTAATGAAGTGTATTTATTGAATTATGAAAAGAAAGGCACGCATAAAACGTACCGTTTTATAAAGTATTACCAGGACAAAATTTTGGTGACTGCTGTAGA